ATTCCATCTTTTTTCCCAACAGGAAATGGTCGTAATTACAATAGAATTGATTGGCCTTCTTGTATCCCAGAATCATTTGCAATTGGGTCTGGTTCTAAGAATGGCATAGACTTAATCAGCAACTCTGATCAATTGTTAACAGATTTTTATTCTTTAGGCAACACTAAAGCTATATATCCAGGCAATGTAATTAAAAATGCTGCTGGAACTTCTGTATCTGCTCAAATTGCTGCATCCCAATGGATTGCGTTGAAGCAGTCTAAGCCAGGATATACAGTTAAACAGTTAACTGATTTAATACACTCAACATCTACAAAAATTAATAGAGGTAAAAAGTTTCCAGCTTCCTTTGGAAACTTGTTTGATTTAACAAAGGCGATTAATGGATAAGAGAATGACAGTCCTTGAATCAATTATTCAGGACGTAGGCACAGCGTTATTCCAGAAGTGGTTTAACGCTATGCCTCAAGATCAGCAGTCGGAAGAAAGCATTGCTAACCTAAATAAAAATGCTACAGAAACTTCTTATTTTGTAGTTAAAATGTTTATGGATAAGTTCAACGAAGCAGCAGATGACCTTAAGGACAAAAATTGATAGTAACAGATGAATCCTTTGATTCTGTACTACAAAATCATAAGCTAGTTCTTATTGATTTTTGGGCTGAATGGTGTGGTCCATGCAAAATGGTATCGCCAATCTTAGACGAGATATCGAGTGAGCGTGGTCTATGGGTCGGAAAGTTAAATGTTGATGAGAATCCTGAAAAAACACAGGAATACTCTGTACAATCAATTCCAACTATGGTACTATTTAAGAATGGAAAGCCAGTCCACAAAGTGCAAGGCGCAATGCCCAAGCATAAACTTTTAAAGGAGTTTGAAGAATGGCTGAACTAGAGTTTGATGAATGGATGTCATACGGGGTTAATAAAGGTTGGTGCGGACCTCCTGTATGCACCACACACGATGGACTACCAATGTCAGAGCAAGAAGATACGGAATTTAACGAAGGTCAAGATCCATGTATCCACGTTGTTCGAATGTATGATGGCATTGAAATGAAAAAAGAAATAGAAGAGTATCACTCTCCGTCACAATGGCGGAACTCATACATAAACTAGAATTCTAATTCAGAAAGAATTAGAGTAAGAAGGAGAACAAATTAAATGAACTCATTTAAGAAAGTATCGCTAATCATCGCTGCAGCCCTGACTAGCACAATGCTTGTATCGCCAGCAGCTCAGGCTAATGCTGGAACTGTCACCCTAACGGTGGCGGGAACTGCAGCAACAGGTGGAACAGTAGTAACAACTCCTGTATCACTACCAGTACCAGCAGATAACAGTGTAGATGCAGCAGATGCATTGAAGATTGCCGTAACAGGCGTAGACACTGGAACAGCAGTAACAGCAGTTGCAGTAAATGCAACACTTGTTCCTGCTCTAGCAGCAACTGGTGCAGCAGTAACAGCATCATCTGGAACCTCAACGCTATCAATTGCAACAGGAACTGGAACATCAGCAGACTTTTATGTATATACTAAAAGTACAGCAGTAGGATCAGTATCGATTACTCGTGCTGGAACTACAACAGTTTATTATGTACAAGGTACCGCAGGTGCTTTGAACTCAATTACACTAACCGCTCCTGCATCAGCAGCAGCAGGTACATCACAGGTGCTTAAGGTATCTGGATTTGACGTGTTCGGTAATGCAAAGGGTGGAGCCACAATTAATACTTTGGTTTCAAGTTCTGGAGCAGCACTGGCAACAGCGCTAACAACTGACACAGCAGTAGCAACTGTTGGAACAAAAGAGCAGACAGTAACAGTACCTGCAACTGGTTCAGTAACAGTAGTTGCGTATGCAACAGTAGCAACAGCCGTAACAGGTTTAGCAGCGCCAGTCGGTTCTGTAAGTGCTACAATTGTAGTGCGTGATGTTCTAGCAGAACTAGCAGCAAAGAATGCAGAATTAGCAACAGCTAATGCAGCACTCAAAGCAGCACAAGATGCTCTAGCAGCAGAAAAAGCTGGACGTGCATTAGATTCTGCTACAGCAACATCAAAAGCAGCAGCCGATGCAGTAACAGCAAAAGCAGCAGCAGATCTTGCTAAGGCTACATACAAGGCGGAATACAATGCCTTGGCAACAAAGTGGAACAAGAAGTTCCCTAAGCTAAAGGTTGCACTAAAGAAGTAAATAACTTAATTAAAGGGGCGGGGCCCAAGGGTCTTGCCCCTTTAACGTATAAATGCTAAAATAAGATATGGCAGAAAATGAGACCTACAAACTAGAAGAATATTTTCAAAAAAAATATACTAAATCAATAGTAGATCAAATAAATAACTTTGAGTTTCCAGATGACTGGACACCAAAACAAGTAATAGACTATATTACTTACAAAATAGATAGGGATTAAATGTTTAATAAGCTAAGATTATGGTTGCTAGAGCAACAAGTAAAGGCAATGCTTGGAGAAGAGCCTAAGAAGGCGCCAGCCAAGAAGAAAGCCCCAGTAAAGAAAAAGGCTACAGCAAAAAAAACTGCAGTCAAAAATACTACTAAAAAGAAGTAATGTCTAAAGAACAAATTTGTGAGATAGCGGGGTGCAGCAACACTGCATCCCGAATAACAAACACAGAAAGTAAATACATTATGATCTGTGAAGATTGTTGGCATGAAAAGTATAGAAAATGATAAATGTCTTAGAAAATTTTGTATCTACCCAAGAGTGTGATGATCTTTTTGACCATTACAACAAGAAAATATGGGACGCAGCAGACCCTTTTGTAAAAACTGGATTCGGGATATCTGAAAAAGAAATTAAAGAGTTTTATGAAAAGGATACACTCCTCTTGCAAATTGTTAAACGAATGGGCAAAGAGATATCGGATCACTATGGGGAGCCAATGGAGCTTAAAACATTATTCCATAGCGTAATGGTTCCTGGAGCAGTAAACCCATTGCATTGGGACAACTATATTGAAAATGGGCAAGAAGATGTGTCAAGCTTGTTTTATATTAACGAAGAATATGAAGGCGGAGAGCTTAATTTTCCAGATCAAGATTTATTGATAAAGCCTAAAAAGGGAACCTTTATATTTTTTAGAGGAGAAGAATCATTGATGCACGAAGTAAAAGTTGTTAAGTCTGGCAGCAGAAATGCCTTTGTTGGATTTTTTTGGCCAACTAGAATAAGATTGTCTGTAATCGGATAAATGCAAATACTATCTGATAAAGTTTTTGTTTTAGAAAATTTTTTATCAGAACAAACATGTGATTTTTTAGCAGAAAGTTTTTCTAAAAACTTAGTAAATAGTCCTAGCTGGGAAGAAGGAAATGGCGACTATGGAGCTGGATCTAGTAAAGATTTTTGGAAAAAAGGAATGTCTGCGGGGCCAGCATACGCACATTCTTATCGGAAAGAAGAGCTTTCCGCAAATAATAAAATACTACCTTATGATGGAGATAATGATCTGGCAAAAGATCTCTTGACTGGCGTAGCGCTTTTACAAGAAAAAGCAGTGTCTGATATATTTAAAAAAAATATATATATGAAGCATATGATGTATTGTTTTATGGAAACTGGGGCAGCCAATGCTTTGCACCACGACAATTGGCTAGAAGATCAGGCTAATGACCATTCTGGGCTTTTGTATTTAAGCGATGAATATGAAGGCGGGCTCCTAGAGTTCCCACAACACAACATTTCAATAAAGCCTAAAAAGGGTACTTTTATCTGTTTTGTGGGAGACGATACCCTACCCCATCAGGTAACAGAAATTACCTCTGGCAATAGAATAAATCTAATAACATTCTACTCAATTAGGACTTAGTCTATTAAAAAATAAATGCTATAATAGTCATATAGATGGATTTCTAGACCCATCTAAATAATAAACCTATAGGAGAATAACATGTCAGACGGAATTAACTTAACAGGCTTTAACGAAACAAAGCCAGGAGCGACAAACAACTTGGATCTAAATCCAACAGGACAGGCACCAGCATCAGCTTTCCCAGCAACAGACAAGTCATCACAAGATGGCGCAGGACTTGGAAACAACGGTAAGTAATAGTGTGCGTTGAATGTGGTTGCGAAGCATTGGGTAGCGAAACTGGTATTGTTCCAGTAACTATCAATGATGTTTCAAGAGATGGTGAATCAGGTTTAACATTAAACATGACTTCAACACCTGAGCAGACAAGACAATTCATTAATGAGTGAAAACGGCACAGGTATGGCTACTCCGCCAAATAATCAACCATCTGGCGCAGTAACATCTCAAGAAGTAGAAAGAAAAAAGCCTACACAGGGTAAATTTAAATCTGGGTTTTCTGGTCCAAGACCACCAACCAAGGTTGATACAAATAAGCACGGTATCAGAAGAGAAACCGTACTTGGTCAAAAGAAATCTGGTAGGCCGAAGAAAGTTTAATTAAGTATTCCCCACTGCCCTGCAAACGCAGGGCTGGTGGGGATCTTTATTGGAGTTTTATGTGTAAAGAATGCGGTAATTGCTCAAAAGAGCACGACAAAACAATAGACGATGCTATTGACAATGTCCTAGACAGTGTTATATAATAGAATACTACAGGAAGAAGACTGTCACAATGAATAACAAAACAATTAGCCTTTTGGCATTTGCAGCAGGTATTGCTATTGTGGGATATCTAGCATATATTAGCTTTAATCAATTAAGGAATATCGATTATAATTTATTCGATATAGAAGAAGATATTGACCTAGAATAGTGAATAGAAAAGTGCGGCGGGAAGATAGAAAATGTTAGTTAATTTTGTAGAAAAATACCTTATGCGTCCTAAGCGCCTCAGAGATGCAATTGAGGCGGTTGTTCATGACAATGATGAATTGCTACGCATCCTTAAACAACACGAAGAAGAAGGACCAACTAATCTAACTTGGGCGGAAGGCGATAGATGGTATGGCTGGACATACAACAGTAACGCCAAGCGTTATTACTTTGACGATATTGGAAACGAATCATTGATGGGATTATGGGAAGACCAGTGGGCAAGAGAAGAGGCTGAACCTAAATGATGTGGTCATATGTATTAGCCGTTATTGGCGTAGCAGGCATATACTTTGTTGGTCGAAAGACAATATGGGGATGGTTTGTGCTTCTATTCAATGAAGTATTATGGATTGCATATGCTTTAATTACTGATCAATATGGATTCATATTCTCAGCTATAGCCTATGCCATAGTCTATATTAGATCTTACATACATTGGTCTAACGATAAAAAGTTAGACATAAATAAACTATTGGAAAACCAAAGGGACTTTGAGTGATTAATAGACTTAAATCTATTGTATGCCGATTTAAGGGCCATAGACTAAAGCACATAGGGTCTTGCCCTTATACTGGCTCAGACTATGATGTATGCCTTTATTGTTTAGTTACCATACCAAGGCAACCAGCAGTGTGAGAAAGCTTTTAAACGGAACAGAAGTTCCAGAAACCGATAAAGCAGTAGACCTAACAATACATACCAAGGCTCCAAGTAAATGGCTTCTAATTGATTTAGAGACGGGTCAGGAGTATATAGGATCAGAAGAACCTAATCTTTATGGTAAATGGAAGCGGGTAAAGGATAGATCCGAATTCAATCCAGATGAGCTATGGTAGCAGGAGACTATACTTATTCCTTTATATGTAAATGTAAAGCCGAGTTGTATTTAGAATTATCACACGAAATAAGCTACATACCTAAATGTCTTAAATGTAGTTCTACTCAACTGAAATTAAGATATACCATTATCATAGGTGATCTATGGATGAGTCCAGATCTCCACGAATAAATAAATGCTACAATAGATATCTAATGTAATAAAGGGGAACGATAATGGGAATACTAGACAACCTTGAAGCCTATATGGATATTGATCCAAAGGACGAGAAATGCCATTACTGCACAAATAAGGCCAAGTATACAGATGTGGCTGAAATAGCTAAACAAGGCTACGCAGTCATAGGGGTATGCCAATGCCACTATATTCAAGATTTAAGTAGTTAAATAGTACTATATAGGCCCGAATAGTGAAAAAGTGCGGCGGTAAGAACCCCCTTGTCAGTACCTGACAGATATAGTATAATTACTATATGATTCAGAACCTAGAGATACCTGATCCATTTGCTACATTTGTAGCAATCAAGTATGCCAAATTCAAGGGCATGAAGTATGACTTCTTTGCCAGAGAATGGCATCTAAAAACTGCTTGCTGTGGGGAAGAGCTATATGCTCCTAGTAAGAAGATTATGAATAAGATCAGGCTATATCATACTCGTAATGAATGTATGGGAGGGTATTAAATGAGCGATGCCATTTGTACTAAATATGGATGTGACTATCAACTAGACCTTGATGGTCAAATTACATGCTTTAATTGTGGTGCTATGGGCGATGATATGCCCAATCCCCAACCAGATCTAAATAATGCAGGATATGGGTATGATGAACTAAAAGATTTTGATGACGGCTATAAGGGTAGTCGTAAAAGTAGAATAACCCCATTTATGGGACCAAATAGATAAGGGCGGGAACCGATGATAGAACTACTACTAATAGCCATTACATGGTATATAACCAAGCTATACTATACAAGAAACCCAAAGGTCAATATACCCAAAAGAGAGACAGATTATATAGATGCTGTATGCTCTAAATGTGCTCAGACCCTTGTGATCCATAAAGATCATATGAGAAATCCTTTCTACTGTATGTTGTGTAAATAATGGCTATCTGGTACGTATACTGGATCTATCTAATGTTAGGTATATCAGCCATTGCCATAGTATCCTCACTAGTGGAGCTATATCGCTCAAGGAATTGCAGTATCTGCAAGTAGAGCACTCCTATATCCCCCCCGCATTTAAACACCTCTCATATAGCCTCCTAGAGCCTTATTTGGCATATTCTAGAGATGATCTACCAGAATAATTACTACTAATTCTATAGCAATTACTATTATATTATATCTATTTAGTTATATGTGTAATTGGGCAGGGCTCCATAAGCCCCCATTTTAATCCACTTTGCTCCACATAGACCCCATATGCCTATCATATTTCAGGGATCCTGTCAATAGCCTCGTAAATAGCATATTTGGCCCACATTGTCAATAGATTTCTATAGAAAAATTTTGACCAATTCTGGGTATATTATGCCAGATTCATTATATGTTCTCTATGATTCCATATACATTATATTAGATTAGATATACTTTTTCCTAGAATTTGAGGGATTTTTTATAGCTCGTCGTAAATGGAATATATGGCCCACAATTTCAGGGACTTTTTTTCATGTGTCGTAAAGGGGAAATTCGGCCCACATTTTTTCCACAAAAAAATCCACAGGCTGTGGATAAACCTGTGGATAATTCTGGGCTATATTAGATCTATTTAGATTTACATTCCCTGGTTTACAAATGTATTAGATTGATTATTTGTTTCGTGTAGCCAAGAGTATCTATATGATTGTTCTTGTTCTTTAGGGAGACTCTTTATGAACGCCCGCCTTTGATTTGGAGTCATAGGCAATTTGACATTCTTTAGTTCATTCTCCCGACTTATCTTATCTATAACTAAGTCTAACTTAGAAGCAATAGCAAGACCTTCTGATATCGCCCCACCCGTTTCCAGTTCTCGGTCATATCGTCTTGCCTGCTTCTCTATAACCCACGCTACTACCTCCATAACACGGTCTAAGGTGTATGTCGGTTGGTCTGCTAGATACCTGCCTAAAGCGGCAGGGTTGAAGAAATGGTCTTCTACTGAGTTTGCTAGTAGTTCGCCTATCTGCTCTTCTTTGGTTTTCATATTCCGCCTCTTCTCTATGACCTTTGATTATAGCACGAAGGACTGACATTTAGCCAGCCCCTCGTGATCGTACAATAGATTAGTTACTTCTTTGCTGACTTTGTTTCCGCCTCGAATGTGATGCCCTTGGTCTGTGCATCTGATAGAGCTTTTACTGCTGCAGCTGAGAAGCGCCCACGTAGGCCAACTGTAATTCCTTGTGACTTTAGATATTCACGCTTTGTTGCCATTTTAGATCCCCTTTCAAGAGATGTTTATATTTATTATATCAACTATTTACGAAATTGTAAATAGCTTTCCGCCTATATGTTGAGATTTAAATCTATCTCGGTATCTTCATCTAAGAATACGTCTGTCGCCTCAATGACGTCATCCGTAACAATTGCGTCCCAATCAGTTTCTGGACGCAGGTTTGCAATCTCCGCTGCTTGATATTCGTCGGCAGCCGAAACAATTGTGTAGTAGTTTTTATACTTGGTACCAAACACTCTATATAGAGGCATACTCCAACTCCCTTTCATTCCATTCCGCTAATGTCCTGACAGTAAAGTCTTTACCTAAATTGTAACAGAATAGGACCGCATCGGTCAAGTTCTCTGTCTCATATATTGGGACAGATAAAGGTATATCAGATTTATCATAGACTTCAAATAGATCAATTCCTCCTGGACTACAAGAATACTCAACTTCCAGGATTTCTAAGCTCGGCTCATAATGAGTCATTTTTGCCCTCCTTCCTTTACCAACTTATCTTTAATTAGTTTTTGTTGTTCACGCCACCTCTGCCAATGATTAACCTGTTTAATCTCAACATCTACTTCAGGTGGGCATTCAAGAACATATGGGACTCCCCCTACTATCTCTATCTTTACTTTATATTTACTCATTGCCCAACCTATCTTGTATTAGATTAGATACAATGTTATGTGCTTCGTCTACCTCGTGTAGAGATCCAGACCATAACAAAGCTTGGGCCTTACTTAACTGATCATTGATGTAGGTGTCACTCATCTTCATCTTCTTCCTCCTCTTCCTCTTCTTCAAACATTGAGTCAACAATGTAGTCACGGCTTAACATCCAGTCAAGGACGTCATCATTGTGCTGTTCTGCCCCGTACTCCAGAGAGAAGCCCTGGCCCGCCTCTACAGCCTCACAGAGGTGGTCCCACATCTCATCTATGGTGCAGTTCTGCCTGTACGTCTCATCCTCAAATATGTTGTTAATGGTAGACCAAGTCCATAGCCAAACTAAGGATAGACCTAGGTCCGTCTTATCTAGAATAGCCAAACATTCGTTTAGTTTATCTTTATCTTCAGGCTTCATTACGTGCTCCAATCGCAAATGATAAAGCATATGTTAGTTTATATAGTTCAACTAGAGTATCTAGTCGTCCTTCCGCCTCTGTACGTGCCATTGAATCCATTGCCTCTTCGGTCTCATCTTCAATTGCCTGAGCCCAAGCCAATTGCTCTTCGGCAATCAACATTAGATTCTTTAGTTCGCCGTGCATTATATCTAATCCATTAACACCTGCGTCAACTAAACGCTGGAGGTGCAAAGGAAGTTCATCATCCTTATATAGAGTTTCCATATTAGACCCTTTCGTTTTCATTCATTATATCAGTCGCCACTGACAATAAATGTTCGGTTGCCATAATTTGTCCCTGGATATTAATCTTAGATTGAACATTATAATCACCCTCTAAGTCCTGGTTAAGACTAATTAGATGTATCTTCATATACTCTATGAACTTACTAGATTTAGTTTGTGTAGTCAAAGTAACCCTCCGCCCACAAACCTTGCAAGAAACTAACAGCGTCTTCCAAGTCTTTCCTCAAAGGCTCCTTGTCCATTAAATCTGACGGGGTCCTAAGATAGAAAAGCTTTGAATCGTGTATAGCATTAATCATCCTATTTAGATCAGATTCCGTATATCCTAACATTATGCTTCCTCCAATTCCCAAAATGTCTCAGGCCAACCTAAGTCATACTTAATAATACTTTCAACATCACCTAGGTCATCTAAGTGTCCATTGATTTTCTCAATTGCTTCTTGTTCGCTATTAGCGCCAACTGCACCGTGTAATCTAATTACAAAGTTATAGTATGTCAATGTAACCCTCATCTCCCTCTTTAAGTTCATAGAACTTATTAAATTCAGATTGAACAAACTTATCTCCTGACATTTCAGCAAATTGCTTATCTGCATAATATTGCCCTTCGTCAAGATTATTATTAATCCAATCTTCAAGTAATTGTTCTGCTATATCTTGATAGCAAGCGTCAATTACCATTTGATTTACATCTTCTAAGAAACTAGCCATTTAGTGCCTCTTCCTGTGTGTAGGTCTTAATAGGTAATGTTAGCATATGGGTCTGACATTCTTTCATAGCCTCTTCGTCTCTCCAAGAGCCGTGCTCGCATTCAGAACAGAATTCACCGCAGTCATTCTCACAATAAGACAATGTGTCATATGAATCACATTCATTACAACGATTTTCATATTCAACTAGTTCTTTTACTTCACCACGAACAATCTCATATTCCCCACCCCAACCTGTCTCTTCCTCAAACTCTAAAGTAAGCAGGCAGTTAGGAACAAGATTAGATAGTTTAGTTAAGATAGTTACAGCAGGTGACCAAGCAGTCTCATACTTATAGATAACCCAGTTGTCATCACCTTCTGATTTATATTCAAGCAATTCTGTTTCAGGATATTCATCACCGTCACGGACGGCTACATCCCATTTAGTTCCCCAATTAGAATTATTCCAAGAATACCAATCCTTCTGAGTCTTAGCGAACTCAACAGACTTGCGGAACCAATCAGGGTCATTTTGTATATCATAGTTACCACGAGAAGGCTGGCAGGCATATTCCTCATCAGTAATTCCCTCATCTTTATATGAGTGGATATTAAAGAAAGCAAAGACAGGATTAGAATAACTTACCTGTTCAATTTTGGTGGGGAATCCTGAAAGACTAATATCACCCATACCATATGTCTCTTGTGCTAATGTAAATGGAGCATTCAATCTATCTTTAATCATATCTACCTCAGACTTAGGTCCTTGGATAGTTAATGTGTTGTAACACCAATTTGGCATTTTATATCCTTTCGTTGATAGGTTCTAATTATATAATGGACCACTGACATTTGTCTATGCAATATCGTGTGATTCACACCACAAAAGCTATGATCAGATAGATATATGTCCAATATGTCCAATTTCCAGGATTTATATATGTTATCCGTAAATAGACTTTATTCCCCTCAGCTGTTGCGGGCAGCAAAAAGCCCTGGACACGTTAATGATCCAGGGTTCTTTACTAAGGCTGCTATCGGTAACCAACGAAAGTAAAATCCGATGCTTTAGTTAACCCCTGGCCTGCGAAGACTATAGAGGCACCTTTAGATTAATTAGTTATACTCGAACCAATTGGTCTGAGTACTTCTCACAGAAGTTACTTAGGTCCTGTGTAAAGATTGCCTCATTCTTCATCCCACGAATCTTATTAGATTCATCTGAATACGGCGCCTCTTCGTGAAGACTAAATGTCTGTTGCTGAAAATCAATTACAGGAATCTTGTGCTCGTTGTCTGCAATTTCATTTACAGATAATCCCCAGCCTGTCTCCATTGCCCAGCCTTCGCCAATCATATTGCTGATTGTAATGCGTGTTGCATATGAAGGGTCCGACCAACGGCCCTGTGCCTTAACTGCTGATTCTGCTAAACGTTGTAGCATTTGATGTCCAGCCCAGTGTCCGTACAAAACAATCGATTGACCGTTTGGCTGCACGAATACGAAGTTTGCTCTATCTCCCATTACTTTTCCGCCTTTTCTAGTTGTTGTTCTTGCTCGTAGTTAAGCAATTGTATCATTTCTTGGGCCCAGTCCACAAGTGGCTCGCCCTGTTTATTTTTGTGGTGGCCACAGAAATAAAGGGATGCTGTATCCTTTTTAGCTTCCCACATAGCCTGAGCTGCACATTGATCACACTTAAGCCATTCAGCCATCATAGTTTCCCACCTTCGATCATTTCTGAAAGACGGTCTAAGATCCAAGAGTCTATGTCTGCGATATCAATCTCTGATAACTTTTCCATAATCTCTTCACGAGCAAATTTATACCCGTCATCAAAACCATCTTTGTAATCTGACATCTTATCTCCTTGTGTATCCTGTTGGCTCGTAGTCTGATGTATAACTTTCAATTAAGTTATACTTATCACGAATGCGACTCACCTTCTCAATACTACCAGTTCCGATGTTGAATGTCAACGGTGATAATGCAGTTGGGTCCAGCCCAATCATTTGTGCATCCCAATAAGCCATCTCCATAGATAGCCTATCGGGAGCAGTCAACTCAAAGTACATTAGCGCTCACTAACGTTGCATACTTCTTGGTCGGTAATTTCAATGTTACCGTTCTGTGAATCAGCAAAGAGGGCATCTGTAACTTCTGACTCAAGGTCTAAGTCATAATCATTTTCAAGAATGTTATATGAATATGTTCCGCTAACCTCGATAGATGCGGTAAATTCAAATTCTCTGATTAGTTCAATTGAAAGCGCTTCAGCAATTGCACGAAGTGTTTCTTGGTCATCTGAATCAGCATATGCTTCAGTGATAATATCTTTGACTGTGTCAATCTTGCCTTGGTAAACACTATTGTGCTTCTGTGCTTGACGTGCATTGTGTAGGTCCCATTCAATTGATGTGACCTTGTCAGTTGCATATTCAGCATCTGAGTAACCACGGATAACTTTGTAAGTTACCAATAGATTAGGGTTATATGTATCAGGAACTGTTACTGCAGGTGTTGTTGTCTCTTCCATTTTTTCCTCTTTCGTTTGGGTTGTTGAAGCAATTGTAGCATTGACCACTGACAATAAGACTGGCTTACGGCCACACGGACAAGTGATTTCAGTCACACCCGACGGGAATCCGAATCCGTCAGATGATGTTAGTTCTATTAGTACATCGCATTCGTCTGGGTCACAGGCAAATGTATATTTAGTTGATACTAGTTCGTTGGTCATAAAGAGAATTGTACCAGGCCCCACTGACATATACAATAGCTTTCAGGGGTTTTTTTATAAAAGCCGTAAAACGGACATTTGGCCTTCAGGTCTGCGGGCGTCTCATATCTTGAGATGCGACCCCTACGGGACTTGAACCCGTGACCTCTACCGTGACAGGGTAGCGCTCTAACCAACTGAGCTAAGAGATCTTGCGGGCAGTTTTAAATCGTGCCTAGGATTTTTATTATTTAGAAAGTTGCAACCATTCGATACAACTTATTTTTTTCTGCGGTGAGAATTGGGTCAAAGCCTGAAGCACCAGCCATTAGTGTTTCAGAATTGCCACGACCTGAACGATAATAATCAAGGCGCTCAGTTAGTGCATTGAACGCACCCCACTTAGTTCCCTTGATTGTAGCGTTAGTTGGTGAGTTATGATAAAGGTCATCAATTAGAACAACCTTATTCTCCCACTTAGTAAGAGCAACTTTTGCTGCATCTTTATCTGGCTTAGGATAGATTGTCTGAATCAACTTAGAGAATTCAGCATCGGTGATTGCTTGTGAGTAAAGCGCTTTTGCTTGAACTTCGAATTCATCAAAGTATCCAAGAGCAAGCCCAAGAGTTTCACGAGCAACTTGAATGCGACCTTCAACAGATTGCGTGTGGCGAATCTTGAAAGATTGCTTAGCATTCTTCATTGCAAGGTTTAGCGTGTTTTGGCATACTACACGAACAGGTGTAACGGCTGCTTGAACAGCAACAGAACCATCGTGTGATGTCCATACGATAAGATAAAGTTTTGTCTCATCGTTAGCGCCTTGTGGGTCAAGAACCATTGTGCGGGGAATGTCCACAGTTCCGAAAACAACTTTACCCTTTTTTAGTGAGCCAGCAGATTCCCAACGGCAATCAGCATTGGCATCGTGAATTGCATCAGCGAATGCAAACAATTCTTCATTCTGAACAGGCTTGTAACGCTTGCCGACAGTTGCGAGAACATCGATTCCCTTGTTGAATGGGTTGTCACGAATGACGAGAGATGCCTGAGATACATCATTCCAAGATTCTGAAATGTGGTCAGTCAATGGTGATAAGCGAACATTCCAATTAGCCAATTTTGCCTCTTCAAGCATTAGACTAGTTGTAACTTCCTCATCTTTTGTAAAGATGCGATTTGCTAGATTGTGCCAAGCAGGAGCACCACGAAGAGCAAAAGCAACTTCGCCGTTTTCCATTTCTAGATTATGAGCCATTTTATTCCTTTCGATTGGTTGTTAGATTCAGTATAACATCTGCCACTGACATTGTCTAGGATTAGATACAATATGTCCGAATTGGGTGATGTGATCATTATCACAAATTTCCAGGGATTGTGGATAACTCTCGTAACCCTGTGGATAACCCCGCAGCTCTGCGGGCCAGCTGCAGCGAAAGAGAAGATCGCTGCAACTTTTTAGCCAACTAGATTAGTTAAGTTTGTTTTCTTGGGAATAAATTCTTCTGGTAAAAATAGCGCTGTGATTTTCTTTTTCTTTAGATTATCATAAACGTAAGCACGAATTGTTCCGTTAAAACGGCGGAGATTAGAAAATACTAATTCAGTTAAGTATTCCTTATCGACACCTTGCTCAGAATAGATAGTTAAATCATTTAACTTGTTTTCGTCATAAATTTCTACACGATAACGATTTTTCATTTTGTTCCTTTGTTAGTAGGGATTTTAATTATAGCATTTGGAGTTAGAGTTTGTCTAGCCCCAAAGGGTGAGCAGTTTGGCAACTTACTCAGGTTGTTTGGGTTTAGGTGTCTAGACTTTGTGTGCTAACCCCCCAAAACCTATTTAGAGATACTTAGCAATCTGCTTCATTGTAGAAGCATTGACTAATTCCTCATCTGTCATTTTGAGAATTGTGAGAGCATTTGTAATGTCCTCTTTCATCTCACGATAACTGTGCTGATGGATTTGCTCAAAATCTTTTTGAGGTTCAGTAGGGAAGTTGCCTTCCTTTGTGATAATGTCAAAATCAACATTGAGAGTGTTGTTCCAAGCACGATAGTTTGTGCGAAGGTTCTCAGCCTTTGAGAAGTTGGCAATAGCCCACTTACCAATTTCCTTGCGCCACGCTTCTACTGATTTCTGAAACTTTGCTTCTTTTGCTTCTTGTGAAGCATAGTCTTTTTCTAGCGTTGCTAGACGAGTTTCTAGTGCCTTGATTACTTTGGTCGTTGCGACCTTTACTGTGATTTGTCTGCTCATTTATTTATTACCTTTCGTTGGTTGTTGTTATGGATAGTATAGCAGGGGGGTCTGACATTTCCACCCGAAGGTGGAGAGTTCTTACTTACGACATTGGACTAGAACACTCTCAAAACTGTCCCTGTTTCGTGGCTTAGCACCCGATTAGTGGTGTGTGCCTCCTTAGTTGGCAGTTGCGCTTGTCCAGCGTTCCTTGCCTTCTACATCAAGCAGGATACGACTTGTGCCGTTAGGCAGAGTATCTACCGACTTGATTATTCCTGTGATACCACTTTGAGTGGTTGTGTAGGACTTGCCTACCTCTAGTGTTGCGTTTGTCATTTGTTTCCTTTCGTTTGGTTGGTAGTAGTATTATAGCGGATACCACCGACATTTAGTATCCGTATCTCATTATTTGAGAAAGTTATTGTGTGATACTAATCACACTCAGGTAGCCAAAACTCTAGGTGGTGTTGGTCAATAATTGCGGAGGCAGGTGCTGTATCTAATCCTTTATAAGATACGCCTTCAGGCATCTTTATCTGTCGATCAAAATCCTCATCATAGTATGCGTCAATAGCATCTATGCAAGGTTGCACCATAGAAAGTGGAACGGGTGGGTAATGATTACCCTGTAAGTGATAGGCTAATTGTGTTTCTAAATCTAACACGCTATCTTGAATACCTAATGCAGTTATGCTTCCCATTATTATTCCCCTTCCTTGATAGTTACTTCAGCCCAAGTATTAAACTCATTAGCGGTTTGCAATAAATTAGATTGAGTAAGAGCGTGTAGTGTTGCTTCCTTACACATAGTAAGTAAATCTGTTTCATTTAGTTTTAGTAATGCAGGAAGTAAGTTAGCAGGTATTTTATCAAGGTCAATAATGGCCTCGAATACTACGGAGTGTGGAACTTTAATTTGATTAGACATTTGTAGCCTTTCGTTGTTGGATAATGGAAGTATAACACATCCTACTGACATTTTAGGCAACCCGCCCAAAATTCCAGGGTGATTATTATCACATCCTTAACGACACGCCCGACCCCGCAGTACTGCGGGCCTTTTACTCCTCCTGGCCCCATATGTCGGGATCTACTTCTGCTAAATATTCTTTTGCAGCTTTTGCTTGATCAGGAGTACCAACAACAGATGCTAGCAACGCATTTAAATATTTTAATTCGGCCATTTTTATTTCTCCTTATTTTTTAGTTGCGCTAAATCGAATGTCTGCTTTACCATAAACACACAAGCCACAAGATACACAAGCAGAACCTGCATTGCTAATTAGTGGAATTGATTTCATATTCTCAGGACATTTTGCACCAGGCTTGCCCGTCAATTCTTTCATTGTGCTTTCGGTTACGGCGAATGTTTTGCCTAAGTAAGCAAGGCGAATACCTTCGTTTACTTTTAGTTCGTGACCGATTTCTTTATTCTCATCGTCGGTGGAATAGTAAAGAGATAGATTAGATACATCCTTTAGAATAAGCGCTGCAGACTTTACACGTGTATAAACCCAAAATTGAATATCGGAATGATTTTCGATAACAGTCTTCCAGGCATAAGTATAAGTATCATTGAAGAAATCTCCGTCCCAGTGGATACGGAATAACTTAGGCGCATTCTTCTTATCACAATCAGCAACAAAATCAACAATCATCTCATCTAATAGGCGCACCATTGTGTCATTGTCTGCATTGCGTAACAATTCCCAGTTGTGTAAAAGATTAGCCTTTACTGCCTTATATAGTTTTTCCAATTTGCCTGCGTAGCAAACAGTCTCACAGATAGACGTTGCACCAGGACAAGAAAAGTCTTTTCCTGCAGGTAGGCCGAACGTGTTCGCAATTGCGGCTTGCTTTCCATTTTTTGTGACAAGGTTAGCCACCTTTCTATCATTAGAGCGTTTCAATTTCATTAGTTGGCCTTTCGTTGGTAAGGTTGTAAGTATAACAGAATGGACCGACATTATCTAATTGACACGCAGGATTTCAGGGTGTTTTAGATCACACCCGTAACGACACGCCCGACCCCGTAGCTCTGCGGGCTTTGTCGACAAATTAATTTTATTGATCAAATTTATTTTTATGTTTTATTTTGCGTGTGTATTTTTTTTTATTGCGAACAGGTTGCGCCGCATTACTGCGACGCAATTCCTGAATGCGTTTTACTTTATCTTGAAGTGAAGTTAGGAACATTATATCCACTCGCTTCGTGAAATCGTTTTACATCAAATCTTTCATTATCAATTGCAAACATTTCAGCGAAATCATTTACGACTTTAGAAAAAACAGCGGGGTGAATTTTATTGCTTGCATACTTTAGAATTTCTGCGGTTGCAACATAATCTTTACGGGTCATCATCTTACTGCCACCATTCCGCTACGATAAAAAACCTTTGTATACATTTTGCCAGTTGGCGTTGATATATTTACAGTTGAGTAATCGTTAGCCATTCCCCAATCGGTAAAACGGAAAAAACTTTCCCACGCACCGAATTCGTTTTCGTATTCGGCAGACCAGTGTGGAGCGTTGCTATCATAGGCGCAAGTTATTTTATACATTAGTTTCCCTTTCGTTAGTTACGCATTTACATTGTGTTACAAGTATTGTATCAGTTTCCACTGACACAATGGCGAGAGTATCGCAATTATCGCAAATCCACATTCCAGCAATTTCGCTCATTAGTAATTTACCTCTAATTCATTAGGATTACATTCGCAAGCCTCTACATCGTATTCAGTAGCGTTGCCAAAAAATTGCCAGCCTTTACCATTACATAAATCGCAATTTATAATTTCATCAAGTAGTTGTTTCATTTTAGCCATTTAGGTTTTCCCTTTCGTTTGTTGAAGTTGTAATTGTAGCAGATAGCACTGACAAGGCTTCCGCCTTGCTTGCCTGACGTGTTTCTAACACGTGTTTTTTGAATTCGTCTAAGTTCATTCGAACGCACCTTCCTCTAATAATCCTAATTCGATGTTGAATAATTCATCGGGTGTTGCTTCGGATAAATCTACCCAGCCAGCACCCTCGTTGTCCATTCGGAAAATTTCGATGTATCCCATTATTATTCACCAACCTTTACTGCGATTGTTGCAAATTTATTTCGCAAGCCACCAGCACGAATTTCGATTAGATAGGCTTCAGTTTTTTCACCATACCAAATTTCTGGGCGGTGTTCAGCAGAAACAATTTCGCCTGAAAAGTGGCGAGAGTTTGAGCGATAGTTTTTTCCTACAAGTAGGCTTTCGATTGTGTATAGTTTGGTAGCCATTGGCAGACCTTCTTTCGTTTGTTGTTATGTATGGAATTATACACGAGCCCACTGACATTTTCACATTACTAGCCAGTAAGTCCAAATACTGAGACGCTCAAGCGGTGTGATAC